GATGAGTTCAACTCACCTACTACACGATGAATTGTAGTGGAATTTTGGTCAAAAAAGCTGAGTAGTTGAGTAATCGAGAAAAAAAACCTTGATAAATCAACTCACTTTTTTGAATTTTTGAAAATCTTACTCTGATCTTAAGAAACTACTTACTCATTCATCATCTACTCAATAGTAAGTTAGTAATGAGTAGGTAGTTTTCTAAGGGTGCGACTTAGATTTGGGTTTTTTAGTGTGCTAACTTACTCAACCTCCTAAGATCCTCGATCTTTCCACAATCGGGGCAGGCAGACACTGACGTAATGTTTGGGCGGTTCCATCCGCAGTTCAAGCATCGCATCGGATCACCAAGACGCTCTGTAGTAAAAGCTCAGATCGTCATACGCCTTACGATCAAGCAGGTGCGTCAAGACGTTGCGAGTATATTCAAGATCCTTGTAATACTTTTCGTCATAGCGATCAGCCTCGATAGCACCGTGATCTGGGATCAGTTCGGATGCGTAGGTGTGATCGGCTAGCACCGTTTCGACATCTAAACGGAACTTGCTTAGAAAATCAGGGCTAAGCCAACCGTCAAAGCGTTCATCAAGGGACTGGCTAATGTAATCGTGGATCGCATACGCTTTACGCCACGTTGCCACGCCAACAGAGATCACAGCCCCGCCCTCGCCATAAAGTTCAAGCCCTAATGGCAGGTACTCAACGATGCGGGCGAACTCATCAGATTCGGTGAAACCCTTGTCCTGATCGTAGGGAATGGATAGGTCATAACGGCTTACGTACTTGCGAGCCTCTAGGTATTGGTCAAGTCCCATTAGTTGTTTTCCTTTTCTGGTTGGACACTGGTTTCAAGTAAGACAATTTCGTCAGTGATCAAGCTGTCGCCGTTGTAATTGGCAACAAAATCGGCGATCGCATTGCGGGCAACCCATTCCAGACCCTCGTCTGTAATGTCGGCGGTTGCTTTGAATGAAACGTCAAGGATCATTCCGTAATCAAGCGTGCTTGCGTCAATGC